TCAACCGAGCTGCACGAAGCCGTAGGCGAACACGCCCCCGGCGATGATCAGCACGGCGGAGACGAGGTCTCCGGCGAAGTCGAGGAAGCGCGGAGCCCGGACATGCGCCGAGTCGGGCCGCACCGGGGTAATGACGGGGCCGTCCTCTGCCTCGGCCTCATCAGGCTCCAGCAAGGGCATCGGACGGGAGTAAACCGCTGCGAAAGGCGAGCGAGGGCGTTCACCAGCGCGAGCCGATGCTATAGAATTCCGGGAAGCCATGATCGTCTCCAGAGGACGTGAGTGGTCAGGGCCGGAGGGAAGCTCTCACCCTTCCTTCCGGCCTGTTTTCGTGGTACCATCAAGCTCGATGGTCGTCAACTCGTGGTACCATGAGACAGCTAGCTAAGCCGCGGCCGAAACAGCCTGGCATCCAGATCCAAGTGCGCGTTCAGCCAGAGCAGGTCGCGTTGCTCGACGCCTGGATCACAGACCAGCCTGAACCTAAGCCCTCACGCCCCGAAGCGATCCGCCACGCTCTAGCAGAGTGGCTTACTCATCGAGGTTACGTTCGACATCGGCAGGATACTGAGGACACCAACTGACTACGGAGTTGGTTGCGCTTGCTGCAATGTATATTTACTCAGCTTTATATGACTAATGCAATGGAATAAATCATGTCGATTGCCGGGGATCCGAACGTAGATCAACCTGTCCAGCGTCATTGGAAATTTCGTTGGGAAGACTTAGCGACGCTTCCCGCAAAGGGCGAGCGGCACGTTCAACCTCGTGGTGGCGCCTTTCGCATGTACGCTGAAGGCGCATTTAAAGGCTTCGATATCGAATGCCTTCCGCTACTGAAGAAAAGTGTTAAGCTAAGAGGACAAGGGCGCTGCGTTTATTGCGGAGGAACGCACGATGCTGCAGGACGCCCGCTAAAATTGACTAGCGAGCATGTGGTGCCAGAGTTCCTAGGCGCAGGGCTAGAGCTTACGGCATCATCTTGTGACGCTTGCCAAACTAAAACTTCAAGCTTCGAACACGCCCTGTCTGAAGATCTTTTTGGCCCGGCCAGGAGCGTCCTAGATATCAAGGGCAAGTCCGGGACACTGGATCTGCGTCACATCCGACTTGATCTTGGGGGATTGACTTCCGATCCGCACGTGCTGCCTGCCTTCCACCATCCGACGATCCTCATACTTCCCTCTTTGTATCCGGCTCCGGCCTTCAGCTCCGCACCAGTCGGCATTGATCATCCTTATGCGTTTTGGATGTACAACATAAATGCGGACAAAAAAGCACTGGACCAGTATGATATCGAAGCTTTCTCGACGCAGACAGTAGACCAGCTCAGATTTTCTCAACTTCTTGCGAAAATTGGTCACGTATATGGTTCTAGTTATTTCGGGGTAGGTAGTTTCCAGCCTGCTTTAACGCAGTTGATTCGAGGAGATTATCCAATAGCAGATCCAAATCCGCCAAGAGAATTCTATTCGCACATTGGATGTCTTTGGCAATGCCGGGATTATGATGGCAAGTCAGAATGCCTCCATGAAATCCAGCCTGGATCAATAAACTTCAATGGAAAGTTGACCAAAGCTGTGCGCATTCGCCTCTTTTCCTGTTTCGACATGCCGTCCTATTTTGTGGCACTCGAATGAAGTTCTCAAAGCGGCTCAGCCCTTAGCGCCTTCTACAATGAGCTCTATCTCGCAACCACTGAGACGCCTGCGAAGAAGCCATGAGCAGACCGCTCCGGATGCTTGAGAGTGAAAGGGCCGACGCCCTCGATCGTCTCTCCGAGGTGGCCCGTCTGGCATCGCTCCTAGCCGACCAAGTGCTGGACTCTCAGATCATGATTCGGCCTTCCCATTGCAGCGACGGCGTTGAAAGCTGCGCGAGCATGGGCAGGCACCATGCATGCGCATAGTCAATTTCGACCTTAATTGTAATAATTGATGAAATATGTCCCCATATATCGGTGGTATAGAGAAACTTCCCATCCAGAAATACAGTGATACAAATTATTTAATCAATATAGGTTTTCGACGCACAGCAAGATTTCTCATCTATGATCCCTTTGTGACACAGTGACTATGTAAATTTCCCAGCCAATTGACAGGGCTGCAAATTGCTAGGCTACTTCTTACCGCAAGTTCCAAATTCCCGAGGATACCCTGTGACAAACTTGGTGCGCGGCCTCTCAATAGTAATTGTGGCATTAGGTATCCAGCAGCCAGCGTATGCCGCATGTGATGCGACAAAAATCTTGCGAGAGAACTTATATTCGTACGACAGTTCAGTTCAAACATTTTTATCTTACGTTGACTCTCTTACCCGTGACAATCGAAGCGCAAGCTCAAGCAATGCGTCAATCAAGTATAAAGGGATTGACCTCTCTGCTTCGGAGGCGCAAGCGTTATCAAGTTATTTTAAAAGCCAGAGCGACTTTAGACTAGCTCAGTCTGATCGAAGGTCTATCCTTTCTACCGAATTGGCTCCTGACTCGGTTACGGCATATATAGAATGCTTAAAAAACGAGACGAGCAATATGACCATCACAGCTCCAGACGGATCTGATGCTCAGGAACAATTTCAGATTACAGTGAAATGGCACCCAACCTACCCCGTTTCGGTAGTAGACGGAGCCACTAGTAGAAAGGCTTCCCTCAATATCGTCAACGGAACCGCTTTGGAAAACGAGAAATTAATAACCGATAAAGGATCAATATCATTCAAAATAAAACGTGACAGTTTATGCAAACCGATCAGCATAACCGCGTCGATCGACAACAGAGAGAGTGACTTTTTTACTTTCCCGGCCGTCCCGCAGTTTAAGATAAACCTTACAAAAAAGACTGTTGATTCGTTTGTTATAAGGAGGAGCGGACATTATGGCAATACTGAATTTGCCACTAATATCTGCATCGTCAATGATCCGAGCACCGCGCTATTGCCATCTTCCGCGAAAGTTAATGTAACAGGTGCTGGGATGGACTGGGAAAATCGCTCGAAGATAAATATCCTGGACGGAGCAGATCAGCTCGGAGTTTGTGCTAGAGTGTATTCGGGAGGCGTGCCCTGCGATAGCGAAAAGTGCTATCACGAGACTACTGGGCATCTTTCTGTTTTGCAGGCCAGTACAGAGCGTGTGATGACCTGCAAGGCTGAGAATTAGGACAGCCTAAATAAGATTGGTCGTCAATATTTTCTCTCGCTGGCGCCTGAGTGGCCATCAGTCGCTCAGGTGCCGTGCTCAGCGCGAAAACCAGCGCCTTTTCCATTGTATCGACGAAGTAGGCAGGCGTACCTTCGGTCAATGATGCACGGCAGCCTATGATCCCGAACGACCCTCAAACTGGCCTTGCAGCGATCGTAGCAAGGCATCAACGCCTTGCGGTCTTGCGGGCACTAATCAACGAGGCATTGAACGGAAGCTCGAACGATGGAGTGCTGTCGGATGCTCTGGACGAGTGCGGCCTCGGATGCACTCACGCTGCACTCCAGGCTTGCCTCCGACACCTTGAGCAATCCGGCCTCGTGACCGTGACAGCAGCCGGGGCCACTACGGTGGTGCGGATCACGCGCGAGGGCCATGAGGTGGCTACCGACAAGGCACAGGCTGATGGCGTGCTGCCTTTCGGCGTCGATTGCTCCTACTGACAGGGTGCGCAGACTGGGAAGGCCTCCGATGCACGACGACGCCGAGGACCACGCGACGCTGAAGCGCCACCACGAGAGGTTGGAGCTGCTCTACGCTGAGCTGGAGCGCTCCCAGTCCAGGGAGACGATCGCAGCGATGCTTGGTGTGTGCGCGGCGGTTCGCCGGGTTGACAATCCACACTACCGGTACGCAGTCGAGCAGATCGTCTGGATCAAAGGGCCCCTCGAAGCCAAACGGGACGGCATCGACCTGGCTGCGGTCCATCAGGGCATCGCGAGGTTGGTTAGGGCCTTGAGGTCCCCGGCGCTCCGCGATCCGTAGCGGTGGAAGTGACACTGTAACGAACGAGAGGATCTAGACGTGGCAGCCTCGGGTATGGCTGAAGTGGCATGAAGCGTTGGGCTGATGCTCACCAAGGCACATAGAGGCGAAGGGCTACCTGAAATGAGGCTGACTCATCTCTGGAGGATGAACGCTGCTTGTGCCGCGCTCATCGCCGCTCTGTGCACGCCAGCACGCGCCCAGGTGCAGCCAGAACCCTTCAGCTATCCTATCAGCCTCGATCCTTACGGCGACAACTTCCTGGCGCTGCGGAGCCTGCCGAGTGGCACCGAAGGTGTTCGGCTCGCAAAGCTCGGACCTGACACGCTGTTCAGCGAGATCGGACGTCGAGGCGGATGGGTGAACATCCGGCTTCCGTCCGGACAGACCGGGTGGGTCAGTGCCCGATTTGTAGGATGCTGCCGTACAGTCGCGAATAGCCCAAGCGTGTTGAGTGGATCGGCCTCTTCCTCGTGCGAGGAGTTGTGGACCGAGAAGAACACGATCTTCAAGGCGGCCGGCTACTGCTTCCGGACCTCACAGGCTATCCAAGCGTTCGGAAACGCGGGCTGTCAGTTCGACGACGAGGCAGATGTGCCTCTGTCGGCACGTCGGAGAGAGCAAGTCGTCCAGCTACGAGCCACGGCGAAGGCGCTTGGATGTGCGCGATAGGTAGTCTTACCACAAACACTAAAGGACCTCACAGTTACCATGAGTTTATATCAATTCAACAGTATCCGCGGCGAGAGAGAATGCCGCCTATCGAATATTAAGGATAAATGTCAAAAAGTTTTTGTTTTGGTAATTGGCAGTTTTCTGGCTGGCATAATATCTGCGCCTGCTAAAACTCACGCAGATCAGCTTCAAGACAAGCTTTGCGTAATAAATTCGGCCCAAAAATCTCCACAGGTCCCTGGATTGTCGATCGTCGGCAGCAGCACGGCAGCATTCGATACCAGGAAGGCGGCGGAAAAACTGGCTTCCGGTTTTGGAACGCTCGAACAAGCCTCATCATCCTTGAACCCGACTTTTGGATTTCTTGATGGCTCCCTCGCCGAGGCTATTCGTTATCAGTATAGTCAAGGCGGACCGGAAGCTGTGAAAGAAAGACTTGTTGTTGCATTGGCAAAGACTATTTCCGGGGCTTCAATGGTGGAGTTAAATGTTAAGGTCGCGGGGCAGGATGCGACTTTTGGATACATATGCGCTTGGAGTTACACGACTTCGACCTATACTGTTCCACTAGGTCTTATACGCTAAATATAATGCGGATTATTCCGCTCAAATGAGGATCGGTCGCATTGAAATATTAGTCCTGTTCATTTCCATTAGTAGATCGGGCAATATTTTAAAAAAAAGTATTTAAGTTCATAAATCAGATTTTTGTCTAGCTTGCCGCCGACAGATCAGTGCGCCCACCAGCATCAATTGTTGCTAGACATCCGTCTATAGACTGCTGCCTAACTATAGCCGCGAAAGAGGAAAGCCTATGGCTGAGAAGCAGGGCCACAGCGCTGATCGCAGCGAGACCAAGGCCACGAAGGGCGCCGAGCGCGAGCGGGCGGCGCAGGAAGCCTGGGCCGAGATCCATGATGCCAGCAGGGCTCATGACGAGAGGACAGAGCGCCTGAAGGCTGCACGGCTCGCGCGCCTGGCCGGGCAGGACGGGTGAGCCTAACGATGCCCGGCGACGCCCAGACCCTCGAGCTCCTGGTGGGGCTCCACGAGCTCGCCATCTGCCGGCTGTTCGAGGCGGTCCCCGGCGGTGACGAGGCCAAGCGCCTATTCGTCCAGGACGTCCAGCGTCTTCTCGACAGCACGAACGAGGTCCAGGCGCACTCACCAGCCGCTCAGACCTACGAAGCGCTGCTGAGGCGCCTCGGCGCAGCCACTCCTGACGCTGCTGGTGGCCTGGGCGTTGTGCCCACGCCAAAGCAGGGGCTGCCTACATCTGGCTCAGGCGAGTAGGCTCCTAGCGGCTTCATCGAGTAGATCGACGAAGAACTGGGAGGCTGAGGAAGACTGAAGCCTGAACAGACATCCTAGTGGAGGGAAGAGAGAGCCTGTGATGCCGATCACGCGAATCGAGAAAATATGCGCTGGTGTAGTTGTTCAAAGAGCCGAACCCGCGAAAAGATCCAAGAGGTACACCTGCTTTCCATCTGGCAAGAATATGGACCCAGTCCTTCTTCCGACTTTGGATGATGTGGCAGACTACCTCCGCTCAAACCCGAACTCGGGCGTACGAATGTACCCGGGAGGATCTAAGATAGTAGACGATATATTCATCGACGGCGTTGCACGCTAGAGCGCCGAATGAATTCCTCAAGGTCATTCAAATTTGAGGTCAGAGACAATAGGTGGATGAGGTGTAATGCGCCCCGAGCTTTAGCCAGCAGTCTAAATCCCAAACTCGCTATTCTTTCATTAGACCAGGAGTTAAGCACCTCATGCACAGCCGAATTTCAGCGAGGCATCACCTAAGCGGGTGACAGATAGCTAAGCAGCCCACCGCGATAACTCGATACCGGCTCTATTCCAATGTCGTTTAATGCCGCCGTCATATACTTCCTACGGTCTGATAGCACTTCTTTCTCAGTAAGAAAGACCCGCTGGAATATTTCCGCGTGAGACCGACTTTCTTTCAAGGCGGTATCATAGACACAATAGGATCCAGAAACGTCATCTATATACAAGAAATCTCTAATCGTCTTGCAGGTGAACTTTGCAACCCCATAAACGCCAACATTTGGTTGCTTGGAAGACCGAGCTCTTTCAACAAGTCCCTCTGCGGTAGTTTTAATTTCTAAATCTGTTGCCTGTTGTTCTCTTAGGACCGACCATCCGCTAGTCTCTGCAGCAGTGATGGCGCTCTTAGTCATAATTCCCTTTTTTCTATCTACATGAAAAGGGGATATTAGTATTCGCGTTAGGACCTCTTCATCCCCGACTGTTCCGTTTGAAAAGTCACTAGAAATGAATGCTTGACAGGCTCCATTCTGATGGCGCCTGTCAAGTATCTCTGCACGCATATACTTTAGTTCTGCATCTTCAATCATCGCTAGGGTCGAGCGACAGTATGCGCACCGCAAAGGTATGCTGCCTAATTCGAGACTAATGCGTTTTTGATGGCGCCGGGTATTGTCTTCCCATCAAAGGAGACTTGCCCAGGAGCGATTCCATCAATTGAATAAATGATGTTTCCGCCCGCCTCGAAGTTTAGCGTAGCATCAACTCCGTCATTTATTTCAAGAATAGCCGAACCATCTGCATGAAGGGTTGCAATTAGGCGTCCAGGCAATCCGGGGATAGAGGCACAGGCATGCACAAACAGAACAGCTTGAGTTATTGACTGCTGATCAGGCGCCGCCGCGTCCTCCCCGTCCCAACCCTTCAAAAAATTACGGAAGCTTGCAAGTTCACGGATTGTCGAGTCGCCAGCCCGCTTTGGTGCGATGATCAGCGGTGCGGTTTCGGACAGAGCAGATGGAGTACTGTCGGCGGAGGTGATTCGTCCCCGAGACGGAACGCCAATAAATGATCGGGTAATCGTCAAGTGCTTCTGACAAGAAGCACGCATCGGAGGTCGGCTAGTGGCCTGAACCACTTCCCCGTGCCGCATATACTCCGCCACGCTATAGTCCGTGGCGACAGTGGAGACGATTTCGAGCACGAATGAACTCAAGGATTGAGGGCAATGCGGTCGGCGGCTTCGCCGGTGATAGCGTCAGCCAGCACGAGCTTCAATATGGTATGCATTTCGTCCAACGTCGAGTGGGCACCTTCCGCCGATTCGAGCGGAGCGCTCGGCTTCAAGGTGTCTTGTACCATGGAGTATATCCCCACGGATCGACGCTGAGCGGGCGCATCAGAAGGCCCATCAACAGCTTGCGCTTCATGTATGTCTACTACATCAACGTTCAAATTTATCAGACGTAATTCAGACGAGCCGGGATTTCCGAATACGCCTACATGAGAGTGCCACAGTCCACCTGTCTCAAAACCAAAGCTCGGTATATATTTTGAATTTCTATTAAGAATGTCGCTATAATCGACCATTTCGGTCGGTTCACTCGACACAAATCTATCCCAATATTCCATTTTTATTGCAGAAATGTTTACCGTATTTAAGGCTAGGTTGAGATGGACGTCAAATACGGAGGCAATTCGCGCTCGAAAATCGGCCCAGCCCCTATAATAACTGGTTGTAATTAAGAAAAACCCGCGAGATATTACAATCTCGTCTCTCGCCTCTCCAGCATCAATCAAACTAAATGTTCTTGAATTTGGCATCTGCCCGGCAACATTGCCAGCCACAGCCTGTGGAGTTCCAATATTAATTATTAGCTGTGCGAAACCTGGATTGTTCTGGTTAATATTTTGCGGGATCGTTGCTGCATCAGGTGCCGCCTGATACCCCTGTCTTAAGAGCTCGCGACTTGCAAGAGCAAGCAATGTTTGCCACGGCTTTGTAGAGATAGGTTCCGCGAACATGAACGAGACTGTTACACGTTCGATGGCGTGTGTTTCGTGTGCCGGCTGCCAACGCATCGCGATCGATCAACTCCTATGTTTTCGAAGCATCCCCTTGACACGTTAAAGGACGATTGCGGGGCGGTACACCCGGGTAGTCCGAGGAGTGATAGGTCCCACGCATACCGTCCTGCTCGTCTCCAGACCTACCTACGTCGAGACGATCTTCCGCGGGCCGACAGCTTGCCGCCCCTGCGGCGTCTTAGCTCCAGTCGCCACCATGTCACCGAGGGGCATCTTCAGGCGCCGGTTGCCCTTTCCGTCGGTGGTTAGTGGGCCTCCTTCACACTGGCCAAGTCGTAGGTGGCGGGTCCGTCCTAGCCCTGTAGGAGTCCTGCAGTCAGCGTGTCGGGTCCTGTTCGGTAAAGGGGTGAGTTTGGGGGTGTTCAGCCGCGGAGGCGACGGGCGCCTGGCATTATGTCAGCAAATGCGCCGCGGCCGGTAGCTGCCCTGCCGGCGGAACGGTCTTCGAGCTGGTCGAGGATGACGTCCATAGATCCGTCGGGTCGCTGCTGAACCTGGGCTTGCATCGGCGGGCCGTTGTTGATGATGTTGACCTGTGGGCCGCTACCGCCTCGCGCAGCCGACGGCGGGGGCTGGAAGGCGCCGGATCGCACTGCGCCGCCGTTGGTGTACCCGCTCGCGCCGCGCCGCATCGCTTCCACGGCGCCGACGCCACCAAACCGGGCTACGTCGTCCTGAGACCACACAACCTCGCCAGCATGCACGATGCCTCGCACGTCGAACCGACCGCCGTCGCCGGTATACCCTCCGCGCTCGAACTCGAAGAAGCTCTTAGCGCTCGCCAACAGGCTGCCGAGGCCACCAGCCTGCGCCGTCGGGCCCTGGGCACCGGGTGCTGGGGCATTCGCTAAGGAGTTGCCACCTCCCAAGAGGCCGCTGAGCAGGCCATAATCACTCCCGCCGCGTTTCCCGAAGAGCACGTCGCTGATGCTGTTCGCGGCAAGGTCCGCCACCCGGCTCTTGATGTTGGAGAGGACGTTCTCGAGCACCTTGCCTTGGGCAACGCCGTCGCTGAGGCCGCGGACGAAGGTGCGCACTCCGTCCGACCCGATGTCGCGATACTGGTCCGTCCGGCGGGTGTTCTCGCGTAGCTCGTCCATGCGCTTCGCTGCCTCGCCGGCCTGGGCCGCATAGTCGGCGATCTTCGCGGAGAGGTCAGGGGTGACATCTCTCTCGGCGCGCTTCGCAGCGGTCAGGAGTTCGGTCTGAACGCGGTAGCGGGCGACCTCCTCGGCCCCGAGCCCGTATGTCCGGTTCTGCTCCTCCTGGCGCCGGATGCTGTTCTGAACGCTGCGCTCGGCGCTATCGAAGTCATCCCGCTTCTCGGAGTCGGACTTGCCGCTGCCGTCCTTGGCCGCGTCTGCCTGCGCGCGAGCCAGAAGGCGCTGGCGTTCTATCTGCCCCCGAGCGTCCGCCTCGTTGACCGGCTTTCCAATGAGTTCGAGAGTGCGGCGCCGTTCGGCAATGTCGGCTTTCTGGGCCGCCGTCTTCGCCTTCAGGCTGTCGATCTCCAGCTGATCCTGCCGGCGTAAAAGCTCCTGCGAGTCGATCAGCCTGCCGTTGGCATCCAACGAGGAGTCGACGGCCCGCTTGTAGGCGTCACGCGCTCGTACAGTTGCATCCACGTCAGCGAGCTCGGCGCGGCTTTCAGGATTGTTCAGCGAGGCGTTGAGAGCATTGAGGTTCTTCTGGTTCTCGGCCCGCTGCCTGAGGATAGGATCGTAATCGCGCGTGACGCGTCCGGCTTCTCGAGAGGATTTGATGGCTTCCTCGGTTGCGGCGCGGGCGCGATCCTCCGCCTCCAGTCGAGCGACCTCCACCTTTGCCGCGTCTCGTTGCGCGCGCAGAGGGTCAAGGAAGGCAGCACTCGCTCCGTTCTTCTCTGCGGCACTGACGCGAAGGTTCAGGTCGGCCAGCGTCGCCTGTGCCGTCACGGTGCCCATGCCCGAGGCCCGCTTGATGCTTTCCCATGCCTTGTCGGCGGTAGACGAGACGAAGTTCCAGGCATTGCCCCAGGCGGTGGTCGCGCTCGTGTTCTTGGCGACCTGGGCCTGGAAGACGTCACTAAGCGCGATCTGCGCCTGGGTTTTGTCGCCCTGCTCCGCCAGGGTGGCGATGTACTGCAGGGTGCGATCACTCAGGCCGCCGAGCTTGCTACCCAGGTCCTCGGCACCCTTAGCCGGATCGGCGAACATGCGGGCCAGTTCGGCGGTCGCCGTCGGCACGTCCTGCCCCGTGATCTTGGCGTATTCCGCCGTCTTCGCGATCAGGGTGTCGAAGACGGGGCCTGCGATCTCGCCCGTCGAGGCGTAGCCGGCGGCGATCTCTCGGGCGGTTGAAGTCGAGACCTTCCCGGCCTCCGCGTTGCGCGTTGCCAGGGCTTCAAGCTGCGCAATCGAGAGGTCCGTCGCCCGGCCGGTGGTCCGAAGCGACTGTGCAAGGGTCTCCTGATCCTTGGCATACTGCGACGAGGCCAGGGCGAACACCGCGACCGTCGCTGCAACTGCCGCGCCGGCTGCCGTGAAGGGAGTAACGAGGCCTTTCGCACTCTCGCCAAGCTGCGTCAGGCCCGCCTTCAAGCCGCCCTCGCGGTCAGCGAGCTGCTGCAGGAGCTGCGGGCCCTGCTGGAAGGCCGCGGTAGTCAGCGAGCCGCCGGAGCCGAGGGTGCTGGCGACATCAAACCCCTGGTACTTGATGAAGCTCTTGTCGTAGGTCGAGAGACCGCGGCGCGACGGGTCGTTGTCGTTCTGACCACCGTACCGGACGGCGGCGAGACCCCGCAGGCGGTCCCGCTCAGTCTCGTCGAAGTAGCCGCTGGAGAAGCCGCGCCCGATCTTGTCCTCTGCCGTCCCGAGCTGCTTCGCCCGCTTATACTCCTCATCCAGCTGCGTCCGCAGCCGCTCGAGCTCCCGGACGGTCGCTGGACTCGCGGACGGAGAGGAGGCCGGCGAGGATGCTGGTGCACCGGTGGCACCAGGCGCACGCCGGACAGCCTCCGCGGCCTCGCTCGACCTCTTGGCCAACCGGTCGGTGGCGGCGGTCGCCGCATCGGCAGCGGCGCCAACGGCCTTGAACGACTGCTCGCCCGCGCGACCCGCGTCCTCGAGTTCTCGCTTCAGGACCGCGCCACCTTCGACGCCGAGACGGATTGCGATGTTGGTCGGCATGGCGGCCTCCGTGGCTGGTCTATTTCACGAGGGGTCCCGCCTCGGGTTCGCCCATCTCGGCGAGGTGCTGGCGGACGTAGGCATTGAGGATGGTGGTGAGGGCTCGGGCATCCACCTTGAGCTCGTCCGCCATCGGGATGGCGACCCGCGCCGGCCAGGACAGCCAGGCGTCACGGTACTCGCGAGCGGTGTCGAAGAAGAGCTTTTCTGCTGCGGCTCGGTCGACGAGGGCGCCTGCCTTCTCGTCGAACTCGAGCTTCCGGAGGCGGGCCAGGTAGGTCTCTTTAAGGGCCCGTGCTTTGGCGAAGGGCATGGCCTGCCCGTCGACAATCACGGCATCTAGCAGGGCCTCGTCCGCCGGGTCGACTGTTGCATCAGCCGTTGCATCACGCGGTGATGCAACACGTGATGCACGGGCCTCGGCTTCGACCTCCGTGACGCCGTCCCGGCGGCCCGAGCGGGTCAGATCGATGTTAGCGGCCCGGTCAGCTAAGACCTCGGAAAACCTGACCTTTTGCCCGTAGGTCCGTACCGCGCCTGCCTTGATCTGGCGGGACAGCGTGCTGCGATTGATGCCGAGGCGATCGGCAGCGGCAGAGATGGTGATGAGGGGGTCAGAGAGCGTCTGTTGCATCAGTTTAGGACCCCGGCGCTAGGAACATCGGGGGCCCCGACCACCCGCATACGTTTTGAGGTCCCAGGGTCCCTGACGGGTGGGCCGGGGGCTGTCGGGTGGGACGCTCGGGTCCAGGATGGTCACGCAGCCACCCACGCGACCCGGTCACCTCGGTTGGCGAAGACGTCCCGCGTCTCACCTGCCGGGATGAAGATGCGACCGGTCCCTGGGGCTATGCCCATCGCCTTGCTGGCATCCGGGCTCGGTCCCCAGGCCATGTAGATGTCGATGCTCGGACGGACCTCGAAGATCGCATCGGCCAAGGGTGGATTGGGAAACTGGCCAGCTCCTGGGACCATCGCATCCGTCACCCCGGGTGCCGCCATGGTGCGGGACCAAATCAGTGCACCCACGAGCAGCATGCCCTGGGTAATCTCTCCATCCCGTCCGCCAACGTAAGCGCAGGTGATGTGCACGCCTGAGAGGGCCATGGGTCGGTCTCCTACGGGTCGTCGTCTTAGGAGGAAGGGATGGCACCCGCGGTCCTGGCCGGAGCCAGGTTCGCCGCCGCGGGTGCCTCACCGGGTGAAGGAATGAACCCCCGGCGATCTCGGATCAGGCGGCCTGGCGCTGGGCGTCGAAGGCCAGCGAGGGCGCGAAGTCCTGGTCGGCAATCAGGCTGGGTTCGATCTCGCGGCTGCGGACCTTGCCGGCAGTCTCGCGCAGGCGCTGGCCGAACTCGGTGGCGATGGCGATGGGGTCGCTGCCCTCGACCAGGGTGCGCCGGCTGTACATCGACCAGGGGTTCACCTCCGCGTGGATCTCCAGCTCGGGCATGGCCTGGGCAAAGCCCTGGAGTAGGACGGCGTTGGCAATGGCCACGGGCCCAGCCGGTCCGTGGATTGGATCGAACTGGCCCGCTGCTGCACCGCTGATGGTGATGCCGAGCATGGCGTGCGCCTTGGCGACAGAAGCCAGGGCCTTGGCCAGGTTGGCGGTAGCCGCCTCGATGTCGCTGGCATTCTGCTCCAGGCCGCCGGCAACACGCTCGCGCTCGGCGTCGACCCGAGCCGTCTCGATCCGAGCTTCCGTCTCGCTGATGCGGCGCTCGATCTCGGTAAGGGCATCGGTGATGCCGTAGGCCGTGCCCTCGATCTCCCGACAGGCGCGCTCGGCCTCGGCGATGGCAGCAGCATCACCATCCTCGATCAGCAGCTTGCGGCGGACGGCGACAGCCTTCTCGACGTCGGCAGCCAGGGACGATTGCCGGGCCTGCAGGTTGATGCGGGTGGTGATGAGGTCGACGAGCGCTGTCTCGTCGGTCCCAGCGTTGACTGGCTTGGCTTTGGCCATAGTGATCTCCGATCAAAGCGTGCGGAAGCGGGTCGCACGGGTGGCGAGGCGCTGAAGGTTGGGAAGGCGATGGAAACGAGCCCCGTCGAGCATCAGGCGAGCCTGCACAGATCCGCGGACGTAGTCGGCGACGGTGAGGCCGCGAGCCGCTGCGGTCTGGCGAACCGCCTCAGCGATGTCGCTGGTGACGGCTACGTTGAGCCGGTCGAGAAGTGCGATCTCGGAGTTCATACCCGAGATGGTGCCGGCCTATCGGAGGTCAGTCACCTGGTCGCAAACCGCGTTTAGCTGGTCGCGAACTGCGCTCGACAGAAGGCGCGCACCTCATAAGGTAAGCAGGCTGCCCGCCTCTCTGACAGAATTGAATCTGCGCTCCGCAATTGATGCTGCCCTCGGGAAAACGCACCAGGATGAAATCTACGGGTGAAATTCGATACGGTAAAAGCGTCTTTGAAGGTGCGAATTTTCACCTGCCCTTGATTAGCACCGCTCTTGCTGGTCATTGGCGAATTGACGCGCCAATGATGTTGCTCCTTCTTCAAGAAGGTTCGCCGAGCCCCAAAAAAGCGGAACACATTAATGCTGAGCCAGATGGTCGTAAATTTGCTGATCCCGGGAGATCCGCAGAAACTCACCCTTAATCTTCCAAGCACGAAATGGAACCTAGACCAAGTCCCGGAGTATGCAGATCGCAAGCAGGCGATGGCAGGATTTCAGTGCGCAGAAACCTATACGCTTAGCTCTTCGGTATCAAATATAGGCTCTCCAGCTTTTAACGCCGCCTTTGAAGATCTGACCCCAATCTTTCTCGCTTGCTCATATGCAACCGGTCTTACAGTGACAAGTCGCCACTCGGGACCTGGAAGCGAAGTCCTTATGATCCAAGGCTCTGAACATTGGCCCAGAGATAGGGCAATGGACGCGCCGTCATATGTTTTCTCATCGTCCTCTGAATTCGTGGACCTTGTGGAACGCTTCGTAGTAGCCTGGCCAACAGCAGGCAAGACCGAAAAGGCAAGGCTTCTAATTCATCATTGGCTTGATGCTATTGTTTGCTGGTCAATGGAAGACTTATATCTGAGTGCTACTACGCTTCTGCAAGTAATTGTTGCAACTGAGGCAGGCAAGCAGGGGAAGCAAGAACTCCGATTTTACGACGGCGTTGAGGCAGCAGCCCAACGATACGGCTTGAATGTATTGTCCAGCAATTTCAAAAATATGCGAAACGAACTTGTCCATGATGGACAACTGATCGGTCGGCGCTTTGCCGGTCCCGACAAGTTTGCTTGCGCCAACGTAATCGTAGAGGTGCTAAATTGGCTTGATAATTACATGCACGCGGCTCTTTCTCTTGGAGCGGTACGAAAGCAACGGTTTAAACCATCAGATTTGTACAATCTCAATGCTTACTCGATTGGCTAAAATAATTATTTAAAAACTTCAGCAACGAGCAAGGCGGCAATCGCTAGAACTTAGTAAAGGAATATATTTCTAGCATTTGCTGCCTGCTTTCAGTATGGTGTGCCTTCATATAACGTTATAAACTCACTGCGGTGCTTGCTCTCTATGTTTAGTGATTTGCGCAGACGTTCATGTCGGACCGGATAGAAATTTAACCAGCCGGTAGCTTTGCATTGGGTTCGATCGAAGCTCCTTGCAGCCATACCAACTAGTGATCTCTCCCAAACTGGGGGCGCAGATCTCTGGCGGCCACTTTTGGAAAGCGGATAGATTGGCCCAAACATAGTTGATCGGTGTACGCCTGAGTTTTCAGGCCTCCTCATCATTCAGCCCTTGCCAGACGACCCACGTCGCCTAGCTCGGCGAGCAGGTGTGCAGGCACCTTGGTATCCGGATCGTCAGGCGGCCTTGTGCGATTGGCCAGGGTCCACTGCCCGCCGGTGCTGCGCCAGCGGCGAAGGTGGGAGCGCCAGTCGTCATCGGACAGGCTGGCGAGGTAGCTGTCCGGACCAGCCGGCCTCCCGTCGGCAGCGGCTGGCTCGGGCTGGTAGTCGTTCCAGAGCTGGTTCCGGAGCCAGACCTCGGGGGTTTTCACGAATTCGGTCCCAGCCTTGCCAATCTGAACCTGCTCGGCAGCGTACGACTTAGCTCCGGCTATGATTTGATCTGGATCCGCACCTCGCTTCAGTGCCTCCAGCCACCGCTTCCGAGCAGGAGTGGCCTGGAAGCGCACGTTCCTCGGCGGATAGGCTGCCCTGAACTCCTCGAAGCGATCCGTCCCCTTGGGGACTATAGGGGAGTCTTCTCTTCTCTTCTCTTTTAGGCTTGAAGTGGTTTCAGGCGGCGCTTCAGACGCATCGTTTGTTTTCAATGGCTTAGGCGTCTGGTCCGGTATGTTTTTTTGAGTTTCCGCGCGGATTGCTCGGGTTTTTCCGCCTTTCCCAGCATTTTCTCGGTTTTTCATGACGGATTCGAGCTCACGGTCCGCCCGGGCGTTGTGGATGCGTCCGTCTTCCAAGGTGACCTTGCCGACGGCGACCAGTTCGGTGAGAGCTCGTCCGAAAGCCTTCACGGTCATGTTGCAGCGGCCCGACAGGCCGCGCTCGTTCAGCGCAATCGGCCCCTCATTGAGCATGATGAGCTGAACGACGACGTGGTAGGCCCGATAGGCGCTGTCGCTCAGCTTCTCGGTGCCATCCATCCAGGCCGGGATGTCGTGCTTGTAGAAGCCGACCATCAGCGCGCCTCCGCGATGATGTTGCATGCAAGATCCGCATAGCACTCGATCCGGATCGTGGGTCCCGAGCGCTGCTTCAGGATCTCGATCTCCAGCGTGTTGAGACAGCGGGCGAGGCGGTCTTCGTCGACGTCGGTGCGGTTTGCCTGATGCTCCAGATAGTAGCTGGGCCTGAACAGCCCGAGCACCACGTCAGCATCCTGCTCGATCGAACCACTCTCGCGCAGATCCGATAGGATGGGGCGCTTATCCTGGCGCTTCTCCACCTCGCGGTTGAGCTGGGACAGGCCCAGCACCGGAATGCCGAGTTCCTTTGCCAGCCCCTTCAAGCCGGAGCTGATTTCGGTCATCTCCTGCACCCGATTGCCCGAGTAGCGTTTGGAGGGCTTGATCAGCCCAAGGTGGTCGACGACGAGGACTGCGAAGGGCAGGCCCTGGCGCTCGGCCCTCAACTTCATCTGCCGGGCTCGCGCGGAGATCTGCGACAGGGTCAGGCCTGGCTGCTGCTCAATCCAGAGCGGGATGTCGGCGCAGGCCTCCGTCGCCTCGCGCAGCCGGGCCATGGCGGCCTCGGACAGCCCTCGTGCCTCAGCGATCGCCCGGTAGCTGATCGTGTCCCATTCCCGCGGATTGTAGGCCACAGCCGAGAGCACACGCTCGGACAGTTCCTCGGCGTTCATCTCCAGCGAGATCAGACCGACAGCGCCGCTGAGACGCGCGGCCGTCAGGGCGATGTGGATGGCTGCCGACGTCTTGCCCATTGCTGGCCTGCCGGCCAAAACGATGAATTGGCCTGGCCGCATACCGAGGGTCGCCGCGTCGAGCCGTGGTATGCCGAACGGCACCCCGAGGATGCCCTTGCCCATGCGGGTCTGATGGACCCGCCTCAGTACGCTGGCGACGCCCTGGCCCAGCGTGACACGCCTGGCGCTCTCATTCAGACCGGCGCTGGCGACCTCATCCAGAGCCTCGATCATGAAGGCCGCGTACTCGGTGGGACTATGGACGGATCCGGCTGTCATCGCAGCGACGGCAGCCTGCGAGGTCTCCAGCACCCGCCGCATCCTTGCGGCCTGGGCAATCAGCCTAGCGTAGCTGGCGGCACCACTGACGGTGATGGCTTCCGACACCAGCTTGGCGAGGTAGCCGCCGACGGTGAAGCCGCCGAGATCCGCGTTGCCAAGAACCGCTTTCATCAGCCCGAAATCGATGGCCTCCCCCGCATCCCGCCGCTGGATCATCACCTCGAAGATGTGCTGGTGCAGGGGTTCGAAGAAGTCGCTGGGCTGTACATGATCGCGAGCACGGTCCAGGGCATCGTTGTTATGGATGATGGCCCCGAGCAGGGCCTGCTCGGAGTCGAAGGCGTTTGGGGGCAGCACGTCGACAGCCGTAGCGGAGCCCGTCATCGCGTCACCTCGCGCTCAGCAGCCTGCAGAGCCAAGATGAGCTCCTGCAGTTTGGCCCGTGTGAGGCAGATGCCGGCCTTGGTCGGCACGGGCTCGCCGCGGCTGCTGCGGGGCGCCGAAAACACCCGCATGTCTATGAGGTCGTAGCCGTCATGGATGGCGACGCTGACCCGGATCTCCTGACTGTTGTTCTTGCGGATGCTAGCGATGTGGCGAAGATCGCTCATGCGCATCCCTCCACGCCGCCATTTGAACGTAATGTGGCAAGCCGATCCCTAAATGACTGCTCAGCTATCGATGCAACGGCTTCCACCTCCGAACAGGTCCGAATCCCGTAAGCGGCAAAGCTTTGCCGAAGCGCTGCGTCCAGTCGTTCTAATAGCGAAAGGGTGGCCGCATCGAAGGTCAGCCGGTTGGCGGTGGGGTGGTCCTTCATCGTCACCCAGAACACCTCCGCGAGATCGGCAGCAAGTGCTGCTGCATTGTCCCGAAGGACCTCCCGCATCTGTTGAGGCGTGATAGCCAAGCCGAGCTGTTCAAGGCTGTCACGAAGGACGATGCCGACAGAATGCTCGCTCATGCTGCGCCTCCTGCTTTGGCTGGATAGACGACGGACTCGGGGAAGTACCAGCGGCCGAACCGCTTAACGCCGTGGCTGCGACGAGCCCGGCGAAGTGCTGCATCCTGACTGATGCCCCAAACCATCGCTGCGGTTTTGAGCGGTACGAAGTTGCTCTCGGTAGGTTCGAGGGGATGCGGTGTAGCGCCAAGAAGGTGGGCACTTAGTGCGGCTCGAGCTGCGTCGAGGTCCGCGAGGAGCTTGGCGAGCTTGGGATCAGGAGCTGTCATTGACGCTCCCTCCAGGTGCCGGCGGAGGAAAAGGCCAGCTCGGCGATCACAGCGGCATGAGCTGCTGAAACACCGAAGCGGTGGGCGATGTGCTGGGCTTGGAGGGCAGGACGATCTGCGTTAGTTCTCTCGTCGCGAACTGCCAGGAACGCATTTGAGACACCCGCCGTCGCCCCGCGATGCGCGGGTTTTTTCATGGCTTAGGCCCCCTCCTGCCGCATGGCCACCGACTGGTTGAGAAGGCGCTCAAAGGCGACCAGCGGCACCAGCATCCGGCGACCGATCCGAATGGTTGGGATCTCTCCCCGCCCTGCTGCTTGGTAGGCGGTGTTTCGGCTGAGACCGAGCTGTCGCCCCGCCTCCTCAACGCTGATGGTCTTCCGCTCGCTCTGTTCGATCGTGCTACGCATCCGCCTGCTCCTTTAAGTGACGTGAATCAGTTTCAAAAACTAGGCGTGATTCGGTACCTTGTAAAGATATCTGATGCGATTTAGGATCATTAAAACGGATTGGGGGATGGCATGAGCGAGACGGAAGCACCCAAGAAAAGAGGCAGACCCGCTAAGTTTGCCGGTGAGCGAACCCGTGGGCCGCTTACAGTCCGACTGCGTGACGAGGTTCGGAGTGAGCTAGAGCGTGCCGCTGTGCAGAACGGGCGCTCGCTATCCGAAGAGATCGAGATGCGTATGGAAGTTTCGCTCGCCCAGAAAAACCAACTCCGCCATGAGTGGGGCGAAGATATTTTTCGGATCGCTGCCGCAATGGCGGGTAGTCTTACGCACATCGAGGATTGGAGAGAGAAGACTTGGACCGAGGACGATGAGGCTTATTCGCTCTTTTGTGGAGCGACATGCGAGTTGATCAAAAACTATCGAGATCGCGTTCTGAAAAACCGCCGCAGCTTCCCTCGCGGTGATATCAACAAAATGTCCAATGACGAGCGAGCTCAATACTTTGCTGCCCTTGGCGGTCTTGCCCCTCCGCGTCCGCCGGTCGAAACCATCGTGACGGACGAAGACTGATTTAATCTCAGCCCCTTCAATGGGAGATTCGTCATGAAGGGTCACATCCGCGAACGTTCGCCCGGCCGCTGGGCCATCATCCTCGACGCTCCAGATCAGGAAACTGGGAAGCGCCGACGGAAGTGGCACTCGTTCGCCGGCACGAAGCGAGAGGCGCAGAAGGAGTGCGCCCGCCTTATCACCGAGATGCAGGGCGGCGACTATGTTGAGCCCGGCAAGGAGACCCTGGCCAAATACCTCGACCGGTGGCTCGACCACATGCGCTCGCAGGTCTCTCCGCGGAGCCACGAGCGCTACGCCGAGCTGGCCCGGAAGAACGTCGCCCCTCTCCTCGGCAGCGTGATCCTCGCGAAGCTGCGGCCGGAGCAGATCTCGGAAGCGTACTCCAAGGCTCTCGTGAGTGGCCGGCGCGATGGGTCGGGTGGACTTTCCCCCCGTACCGTCCACCACATGCACCGCATCCTGCGCCAGGCGCTGAGCCAAGCCGTGCAGTGGCGGATCCTCGCCCGAAACCCTGCCGACGCCGTTGGAGGGCCCAAGGTCGAGAAGACGAAGATGCGGGCTCTGGACGCCCATGAGACAGCTCAGCTGCTCGCCCACTTCCGGCCGACGCGGATGTTTACGCCAGTCCTGCTCGGTGCGCTCTGTGGCCTGCGCCGTGGAGAGGTGACCGCTCTGCGCTGGAGAGCTATCGACTTCGCAGCCGGGCAGCTTGCGATCGTCGAGAGCACCGAGCAGACCCACCGTGGCACTCGAGCAAAGGAGACGAAGAGCGGAAGGTCTCGACGAGTCGCCCTTCCCTCGATTGTGGTCGACGAGCTCCGCCGTCAGCGCATCCGGCAAGCCGAGGAGCTTCTGAAGCTCGGCGTTCGCCTTTCGGATGATGACCATGTCTTCGCACAGGCGGACGGCATGCCCGTTCAACCCAACAGCCTGACGCACGAGTTCACGCGCATCCTGGCTCAGTCGAGCGCCCTGCCCCGGATCCGCTTCCACGATCTGAGGCATAGCCATGCGACACAGATGCTCGCCAGCGGCATCCACCCGAAGATCGCGCAGGAGCGCCTTGGCCACTCCAGCATCGGCATCACGCTCGACCTGTACTCCCACGTGATGCCTGGGATGCAGGAGGACGCCGCGGCGAAGGTTGACGCCGCCATGCGGGCGGCCATAGACAGGGTTGCCGGTTGATTGGGTAGCAAATCGGTAGCAACGGGCCATTTCCCGGTGCTTCGGCAGAGGCAAAATTTTTAGTCTCTGCAAGGACTTGGAAGGGTGGCCGAGTGGTTTAAGGCAGCGGTCTTGAAAACCGCCGTGGGGGCAACTCCACCGTGGGTTCGAATCCCACCTCTTCCGCCATCGCTCCGCTAAGTTGTTGATGTCCGTCAATCAGGGCTGCGGATGTGTAGCGGCGTCTCTGTACCGGGTTGATCTCACCCCTGGAGATGAGAAAGCAAATTCATAAGTTCGCATTCCAAACCTTCCGCGCAAATTTCATCCTTCAGACGACTGCACTCACACTCCCCTTCCCTGTAAGGGAAGGGAATAGGCCTGCGTGATCATTGGTAAGAGCAAAACAGCGACGCCGGACTCAAGCCTCGCCAGCCTCGGCAGCAGTCTGCAATCCTTCACTGCTCATCCAGAGGACGCCTGCCTCCGAGTGGATGGCATGCGCGATCAGGCCCATGACTATTTTCGTCTTGGCGGCGTCGAGCGCCGTCTCAGAGCTTTCGTGCTCTTCGTGGTTCCACTGTCCGTTCACCTGGTTGGTCGCGTCGCCCCATTCTAAGATCCACATCGCGTGCTCCTCTGTCGTGAGAGAAGCGGCAGGCGGGGCAACGTGGTTCCATGATGCCGTTGCACTGCTGTAGAGGCACAATTTAGTAGGCCAGTTCATGATCAGACGGGGCGCCGCGAAGCGCCCCAATCCACGCTATGAGGCTTTCAGTTCGATCAGCTTTCGGCCGATATTGTACAGGCGCTTCTCATCTTCATGTGCGCACCGCGTAAGGTTCGCTATTTTGTGGTTGTCGCGTTGGCCCATTTTGGAGGCCTCAATGACGTGCGCCATCTCTTTCGCATCGCCCTTACTGAAAGCCTCTTTCAGCTCGGTTCGACCTTTCACGTCTTCGCCTTGGTTCAGGCTCCAGTCCAAGTCCTCTTTGACTGATTTCCAACTGGCGGACATTTTTTTCTCCCTTGTCCCAATCGGGACAAGCATGAGGATACGCTGCTTTTTACTCGCGTCGAGCCGTCGAAAGCTCATTGAGCACTCGCCGAGCGATCTTACTGGCGTCAAAAGCCGAGCCTTTCGGCGCAACCTCACTGCACTCCGCCCAGCGGCTAGTCAGGTGCCTACCGGACCTGGTGGTCGCTCAGCACCGTTCTCCGCTCTTAACCTTCAGGTGCTGCTCGACCTTAGTCATCACCGAGCAGGGATCGTGGCCGCGGTCCTTCGCAAGCAACAGCAGGTCGGTCATTAGGTCGACGACATCACAGGGCGGGGCAGCATCTCCCCATCTGCGGGCTGCTCCTTCAGCGTGAAGGTATGCGTCGAGGGCGACCTGAGCGAGTTCGGCTCTTCGATAAAGCTTAGCCAT